TATCTCTTAATGAACGTAGGAAGTTAATTGCAGCTCTACCACCATCAACTCCATAGTTAATGATTTCATCTTCTAGATGCTCTAGGTGTAAATTCTTACCACCCTTGTCTTCTGTTAATGTTTGTGCGAATGATATCATTACTTCAGTCCGTTATAGGTTACTTTCAAACTCCATTGTTTCAATTTACCACCAGAACTTGAACGAACTGCCATAGATAATGAAACAACTTCATTTCCAGATTTTAAATCAATTAACCAATCTTGTTTACCAGAACCTTTATATGCTTTTACAAATTTTACTTGTGGTAAAAATACTCCAAGTTCATCTCTATCAGTTACTTCCTCATAAGAATTGCCAATTGCCTTTATAACAATTGTTGGTACATTTGGAGCTTCTCTTAGTATAGCATCTTTTATATATCTTATACTTTCATCTTTATTTTTATTAAATCTTTTTATGAGAGATTGACGGACTATCTCTAAATACTGGTTATAATATGTATCACTTTCTTTTTTTGATAATTTATTAATTGCATTTATAGATAATTGCTTATCTTTATGTCTACCAGTTTTACCACCATCAAAATTGTCAATAGGAGGAATACCTTTAATTTTAGAGTATACTTTTGTGTATGTTTCTTTTTTTAAAAATTCAAGACCAGATTTATCATTAAAACTAGGCCCCCTTGAATTTAAAAATATAGCATTGTGATATGTATTAAGTTGTGGTTCTTTTGTTTTTTTCCCACCAGCCTTTAAACTAACACCTAATATTTTATTATCGGCATATTGAATAAACATATCGCCGGGGTGATTTGATGGTACGCCTTTTGGTTTACCACGATATCCCCAATAAACATTTTTTATAGGTTTGTCATTATGTTGATCGTTAATAAACTTTAATACACCTAAAGCGTTTTCCATTTTTTCTTTATATTTTGAAGAACCTTCAGCATCATTTACAGTTTTTTCTGCTGCTACTAAATCTGATTTAATAATGGATTTACAAGTAGACAAATTGACACCCATCAATTTTTCCATAAAATCTTCAATATTTTTAGGATTTAACTTTTTTTCAAATGCAACACAAGGAAAAAGTTCAGTAATACTAGAGTTAAGAGTACTTTCTCCCATACCACCAGATTTAGGTTTTACATCAATTCGGAAATTTCTTCCATCAAATGTGCCATCAATAGGATCAACCGAAGAATTTGTAGGTGTAGTATTTGCTGTAACTCCAGCATTTTTTAATCGTCTAAGAATTTCATCTCTGTCTTTATCTCTATCAGCAGACAAAACTTTGATGTTAACTCTTGATTTTTCAGATTTATCTGTTTGTGTGTGTTCAAACCCATCCAATACATCATTAGGCAAATCAATATCTTCAGATAAAAAAGATTGAACTTTATCTATAGGTGCAGTAAAGTTTTCTTGAATAGGTCTAAGTTGACGAATAGATTTTCGTAATGACATACTTCAATGGCTCCATTTACATATAGTTTATATTTATGTACTATTTATAAGAGGTTAAACCTTGAACCCATCATACTTGTGATCTTTAAATTTAGCTCCAAATTTACCTTTGTCAAATACTGGTTCATCATCTTGACCACTATCTACCAAATCCTCTTGTTCTTTATTATCTACATCATACAATCTCATTTTACTTCTGTCAATACCTAAAACGAATCTTTTATTCATAGTAGGGTCATTGTATCTGTTTTTGAGTTGTTTGACTACAATTTGATTGAGGGCATCAAGTTCTTCATTAGAGATGAGAGCAAACATGAAATCTGCTGTTGCTGGTAAACCAAACGATTCAGATGTATCTTCAAGTCCAATGTCTGTTGAACCGAAGCCACTTCTTGTTGTTTGTGTTGCTGACATGATTGGAACATTTGTTTCAACTGCAAGACCTCTAAGTTCTTCTGCAATTGATTTAATGTATGTATAAGAATTAACCTGTGATGCACCCTTCAATCTAGATGATGCACATATATTCAAGTAATCAATAAAAATCATATCTGGTTTAAATGACTTCTTGATAGATAACTCTTTAATCAATCCACGAAAATGTGCAGAGTGAGCAGATGCAGTTGGATATTCTTTAATGATAAGTTGACCATTAGTCTTTTTTTGTATCTTCTTAATCTTGTCTTCAAACATAGTCTTTGGTAAGTCTTGTAAATTCTCCATAGAAACATTTAATAGATTTGCATCAATACGTTCTGCGATGCGTTCTTCTGCCATTTCTAGAGTAATGTACAATACATTCTTACCTTGTGATAAACAGTTTGCAGCCATGTGACACATAAACAAAGATTTACCAACACCTGTACCAGCAAGTGCGATATTCAATGTTTTCTGTGGTAATCCACCTTTGGTAATTTTGTTGAAAAACTCTAGGTCAAATGGTATACGTTCTTCTACCTTGTGATAGAAATCAAATCTTGAGGCACTATCGTCAAAATAATCGTGTCCTACAGCATTATCAAAAGATACTGCAAGTGCATCTGTAAGTAAACTAGGTATAGCATCTGCACCACGATTCTTATCCTTCCCATCAATAATAGAGATACCATCAACAATTGCATTATAGATGGCTTTGTCTTTACAGAACTTCTCAGTAGTATCTACCAACCAATCCATATCAACATCTGTGGAATCAAGTGTTTTGATAATTTCCACAATTTTGTTATGTTCAGTTTCAGTTAAATCTTGTCTGGATTCTACTTCAATTTCCAAAGAAATCTTTGTTGGCATCTTTCGATACTTATCAACAAAGCTTGTAATTTCTTCAAAGACAACTCGTTCTTCTTTAACAGCAAAGTAATCAGCCTTGATAAAAGGTAATACCTTTCGACAATATTCTTCGTTGGATACTAAATTACTGAGTGCTGTCCGTTCTATTGTTTGGTTCGTCAATTGAGCCGTCCTCTGATTGAGTTATAATAATGTGAAATAAAATATCTCCGATAAGTTTGAAGAAATCATCTCCAAATTTTTCTTTAGGATATCCATTGTTTTCTATTATATCATACTTAAACTGTAAACTCAAGGGTTCTCCATCAACTATTTTAGACTCATCAGGGAGAGTAACTTGGCCGTATTTGTAGACCACGCCCGCGTAATCAGTTTCGTCTGTCAATCCTATAGCTGTAATATCTGGCTCTTCCTTGCTATTAAGAAAAAGAAACTTCTTTGTAATTGGGTCTTGCAGCAGCTGCTCGACATTTGGTAATGGTGCATTCGGCAATTCTTTTTCAGTCTTACCACCTATTGGTTGACCAAATTGGTCTAATAATTCAGACATATTTTAAATAACTCCCTACTATATATTTTGGTTTATCAATTGGTTTTTTACCCTCATGTAGCCAAGGCCAGAGTGGTGGGAAAACTAATAATGAACCCTTCTTACATTTTGATGTAATGTCCATTTGTGGAAACATGGTTGAACCACCATCATTATTATCAAGATACAAAAAGAATGCTAGAAATCTTTTACAACTGTTTACATCTTTAGAATCTACATGCGGCCCAAATTGATCTATATCATTTGGTAAATATCGTTTTATTCTAAATGATTCAACTAAATATTTATCAGGCCACATTACTGGTTCAATTTTACATTCGTTTTTGTATACTGTAACATACTTCTTAAAAACATCTACAAGATGCATAACATCTTTATTCCATATTTGTGTATCTGGACGCATCATTTCAAGGTGCGTTAAAGACATCAAGCCTTGAGATAGTTTTTCTTGCTGTTCTGGATGGTCTTCAAACTTTTCAATCAAACCATCACAAAACTTATCGCTGACTACATTGTCATACTTTCTAATATAGTTATCCATAATAAAATTTATATGTACTCTACTTTAGTTGATTTTGTTGGTCGGTGTTTAGGTGATGAGTCACTAGGGAAATGTTTCTCCGTTGTAGTTTCAACTCTAATAAGTCGTTCATCGCCTTCAAATTCTTCATAGTGCTCGACATGCACTGTCTTTAATAATCTTTTCATACTATCTCCATAACTATTTAATTGCATATTCCTTTGATTTCATTTTTTAGTTCATGCAGAGCATCCCATGTATCGGTCAGTCGTATATCTAATTTGTCTATAAGAAGAAAATTAGTTTGCAAGTTAGAGATTAAAGTCCGTCTTGTCTGTAACCACTTTTCAGACTGTTCATCTCCTCTTGCAATGTGTCTTTCCTTTTCCACTTCTGGTGATACCTTTAGTATATAAACTTTCGCATCATGTTCTGATAACAACCATTCAATGTCAACTGCACGAAAAAATCTATCGCCCTCTAGAAAAATGTGTTTATGTTTGGGTGCTTCTTGATTAATGAAATCACGAAACTTTGGAATTGCTCCATAGGATATGCGGTCAGTTCCACCAAAAGTTTCTCCAGCTGGATATCGTCCTACTACAAGAGTATCCCCATACTTTTGACATGGAAATAGTTTCATGGGTTCGACATCTTCATGCGAACCCAATTCACTAAGAATATTTCTCATTAATGTAGACTTACCAGAACATGGTATTCCACCAATCATTATTATCATTCTCTAATAATTTTCCCATTCACATCAACTAGACCACGTTCTTTAGGTTTACCACCTTGAGATGTGTCTTCAGTAGTAATTTGTGCAATAAATCCTTTAAAATGAATTTGTTTTGAATAATGTCCTAAACCTTTATCTTCCATCCATTTAAGAAAAGAGTTAAAATCTTTAAGCCATTTAGTTCTTTGTTTCAAAATATTGTCGTGTTCTGCAAACATAACAAATCCAGTAATTTGAACTGGTTGATTATAATAATCAATTAAATCAATCCATGTAACCATTTTTGATTTAAAATCTCCACTACCTCTTACAAAACCAGTTTCTAATCTTGGATTGTTTTTAACACTTTTTTGATAACCTTTAACTGGAAGGCCTAATAATCTTGCATAACTATTTGCCATATCAGTATTGAGAGCTATTATTCCAACCTCTTTACTGTTTGTTTCTCTAAATTTACTTAGAATAGCTTCAATTTGTTCTGGGGATTTTTTTCCATCCGCCATGAAATCAATTGCTGCTCTTACAGCATCATCATCTGTGCTAACAAATTGATCTCCATTTTTTGCTTCAATTAAACCTTTTACATATGAACCAATAGTATTTGGAACACCTTGAGCTCTATGATCTTTTCCAGAGTTATATCTTCTTTTCCACAAAGTTTTATAAAAAGGACTTTCAAATTGAACGACATCATAAAAATATGTTACATCTTTGCCATAATCCTTCATTAAATAATTTCTACGATTAAATCCAGATATGAGTTCTAATTCTCCATCTTTTCGTAACTCCACTACCATAACATCTTTTTTATATAAAACCCCATCTTGTTTAAAAGATAAAGTTTCACCTTCAGCTCTATTTTCTTCAATGTTTTTTTCTCTTGGTTGAAGAGAAATGCCTTTTGAATTTTTAACTACAAGGTCTTTTAACTTTCCTTGTTTTCTGTCATTGAAAATAACACCAACTCCATGTTGATTTTTAGGGGGGTTTGCCGCTAGGCTTCGTTTTATATCGAATAGTAATTGCATAGATTGTACTCCTTTTTAGTTGCAATATTGAATTAAATGCCTTCATACCCAGCATTTAATTGTCTAGCTATTATCCCACATTTAATGGATAATAACAAGTACTTTTTTAAATTTATTTATCATTTGTATTACAGCTCTTTATATGGTTTTAATATATTATTATAGATATTGTCTGCCAGATATTTCATACAGATTGGTGCAACCATTAGACCAATCCTTGCAAGTTTCTCATTAAGTGTGCCTGTAAGAATATAATCATCGGGGAGAGTCATTATTCTTGCAGATTCTTTAGTAGTAAAAACTCTGTCTTCTTCTGGGTGTAAATGCACAGCAAGACTTGTTTGTAGTCCTTGCTCAGAAAGTGTGTGTGATGCTTGATTCCAAGGCACTCGTCTAGATTGAAAGAACGAATGTTTTGCTTCTGGAACAGTCTTACCCCATTTGATTCTATGTGCAATAACTTTATCATACCACGGCCTAACTACATCATCTCCAACAGATACAACTTTATCTGGATTTTTTTCTAGTCTTTTCAACCATTTCCACTTTGCACCTTTTTTCATTGTTGCAACAAGTTCGTGTGCCTCTAGTTTGTTTTCATCATTCAGTTGTAAATCTTCTATTGCATCAGCAATAGAGGCAAACTCTTTTTCTGGGTTTGGAAACACTTCACTTGCAACACACATGAATGGCATATTGATTGCATCAAGTACATCATTACGAACTGATACAATAAATACTCTTTCTCTTTTTTGTGGAACTCCTTGCTCATGTCCTTTTAATACTTTATAAACTGTAGTATAACCTAGCTCTTCAAAATCATTCACCATTCGTGCAAGATGCTCTGATGCATATTCCATTGTAAGACCTTTTACATTCTCACATACAATTACTTTAGGCATCATTTCACCAGCAATACGAATCTGTTCCCAAGTCAAATCTTCTATGTTTTTCTGTTTCATTCCATAGGCTGTCTTTTCTTTGCCCCAACCTTTTTTCTTAGTACCAGACATAGAGAATGGTGGACAAGGAGGCGAACCATCAAGTATGTCTAATTCGTATTTTTTAATACCTGTCATTTCCATTATTTGTTGACCAGAAACAGCTTTAATATCACCACAAATATGATGTGGAGTTTCTGGCCAATTTGCAAGATAAGTATCTACTGCGACTTGTTGAAATTCATTGACAAATTTACAATCACCACCAGCAAGTTTATAGCCTGCAGATGAACCACCACCGCCTGCGAAAAATGATATGTAATCAAATAGTTTTCTGTCTGATGACTTTTTAAGATCATCGAGTGTATATCTAAAATATTTCAAGTAATTATTTCCTCGCATTTTTTCATTCATTACTTACATTGTACCAAGTTATTGTTGGATTGTCAAGAGTTATTCTGAAAGAATTTGAGGTTTTTTATCTATTGGATACTCTGAATTTAGAGTTTTGAGATTATTTTTTGCAGTGCTTAATTTTTCAATTTCAGCACCAACTGGATCTACAG